AACTCCGGGAAGGTCGTGTCTTTTACTTTGAGAGGGGCAGAAGTCATCAGATTGTGTAAGGAGGGACAAGCTCAAGGCTTAAAGACACTGTGACTGAATCAGGAGAATACTCAACAGAAGGCGGATCTCTGTATATCCATTGATAACCTGTCGGGAAAGTAAGCCCAGACCCCTCTAGCGCTTCTGCGGATAAGTCAAACGGTAGAAACCTATTGTTGATCCCATAATGCTTGAAAATTTCATTTTGCTGTGCAGGGTCTCCACTAATAAACACTAAAGACAATGTATGGCCAACAGAGGCATTTGACCTCCTTACGCTGGTTTCAGAACCCTCTAATGTACGCACTTGGACTGCAGGATAGTTCCCAGGAGTGAACGTGCGACTTTGCGGTTTTAAGGCAGGAAAATCAGACATCAGGAAGCACACCCCACGCTATAGTTCCACGCCGTTCCACTTGTTGGAGCGAAAACAGTGACAGTGATTAAATTATCAGCACTTGTTTTTTGCACAGTCACTGGGACATTGACGCCTGAAACAAATCCTGTGTCTAACGACGCTGCACCAGAAATTACAAATCGGTCTTGAACAGTGAATGCCGTATAGGTAAATACGAATGACCCTGGGAATGCGCTGCCCACGTTAATCACTTTGGTGAAAGTACCTTGACTGCCGGAAGCGCCACCGCCAGGGCAATCGATAATTTCGTCAAAAATGTCAACTGTGTCTGATTCAATAGGTGGACCATAGCCATCGGGAGAACTTGGGTCTGGGCATCTGCCAATCCCAACCACTCTTACACCTTCCTCTTGAAGTGCCGCAGTAACAGCTAACGTTGCTCCGATGCCACTGCCAATCTTTGTGCTTACGTTTGTGTTGATATTTACTTTGTACCACTCGATAAACGCTCCAGGGCATCCTGGCGAATACGTCAAGGTATCGCCCGCCGACGGCGTGCCAGTGTAACCACCAATCACCGGGTTGCCTGGAGTATTTCCATCAAGAGACTCTTCTAAGGGGTCCGAAGGATTGGATGGATTAAACGGAGGCGACGGGTCAAACGTAGGGTTTTGCCATTGTGGAACGTTCGGGTCAAAATTAGGGCTTTGACTGCTTGAGGGGAGCGGCAGACCAACATCAAATGATGGCAAATTAGGCGATGGACTTGTTGTCCCACCAATAACAGTGTTGTCAGTTGCAGAGTTTACGTTGCATGAAAATGTGCCCTGCCCAATACTAATTAAACCAGTTGGACCTGTAGCAGCAGCCACTTCTTTAGCCACTTTGCTAGCGCCACTTGAATTGATCGGGAAATGAGTCAAGTCATACGTCAAAAACCCTTGCAGAGTTTTTTGGATTCTCTCAACTTCATACATGTTGTCGTGAAAAGATAGCCCAGTCGCAAATGAAGTTTCACGCTGCAGCCTGACGCGAACAATATCGCCCACCGTAATTAAACTGTTGTAATTTCTCTCTCTTACTTTTATTCGTAAATGGTGTGTGATGTACTTTCGACACGCCAAAGCATACGCGCCAACCTTCGCGGCATGGTCTGTCGTTGTGCAGAACCCGCTTAGATCGATCTGTATGAAAGGTCCATTGGCTGCTTCACCTGCATAGCGAGCTTCTGTGGTTCTTACAATCCCAAAATTGTCATCCGGTTGTTGTTTCCAAAGCACTTGGAAGCAAACAGGCGTCCTGTCCTCGATCGAAATAAATTGAATTTCAAAACCGCCTGGGACAATATGCTCCTCTGTAAAAGTGAACTCAGGCGTTATAGCAGTTGTCTTGATAGCGTGGGTTGATGAATTAAATGGCAGCCTGGGCCTAAGACCAAATTTGCCATTATTTGAGGTCACCCTAAGCAAAAAGTTGTAAGATGTTTTTTGCAAATAATCCTGCAAATTTTGGCTTTTATCTAGCGTTCCATTAAAGAAGAAGCCATTCACATCCGTAAACTTTGCCGCTGTAGTCAAAGCCGCTGTATCAATTAATGAGCTACCAACTCTTTCTGTTTTTTCTAAAAGGTAATTAGCAAGATCGGCAAAATTATCAGATGGCCCAGCAGTGCTGTCTACCAAGCGGGTGACTTGGACACCGCCTCTTACAAAAACAAAAATCTGATTGGACCAAGTGTTGTCATCTTGATTGACACTGCTTTCAAAACTAAACGTGGTCATGTCTGCGTATGAGCCGCCCGTACCAACAAAAGAAGGCGTATTCCATGTCGCGCCAGAGGCTAAAACAGTAATATTATTGTCAGGGCTCCAACTCCCTGCTCTTGCGTTGTAAGCCTGCTGAAAGTTTGTGCCTTTTCTGCAACTTTTTTGATAAATGTCTTTAACTATTAACTGAGTCAATTGACCTTGGCTCAGGACTAAACGATATTTATACTGCAGGACTGTGTTTACAGCCTGGTTCGAGAAAAAACCTTCTGTAGCTTTTGGCGCGATAAACGCTCCGCCTTGCTCAGTTGAATTGACAGTCCGGCGGCGACAAAAGACTATTGGGATGGGTTCGCCGATTTTTACCGATGCCTGTCGAGCCTGCGGCGACATATTGCCTACGCCTGCAGACTCCTGAAGTTCGCCCACGGACAAGCCTGTCTGCGCGGACAGAAGGAACAGAGGATCGGCAAACTTCAGTGTCATGTCCTAATAGGAGCGCCAACCAAGGTGCTGTTAAACGTGCGTGTCGGCACTTGCGCCCCGACAGGAGCGAGTGCTGTGCCTAAGTCTACTTTTAATACCGAGAAAGAACCAGACATACTTTTGACACGCCCCAAAAAACTGCCGATCAAGGTCTGCCCTGCTTGCACTATGTCAAGACCCAAGCGGTTATCAAACTCAAAAACTTGAACTTCAACAAAATAATCCATGTATGCGGCCTCTGTAAACATATCCATACTTCGTTTTGTCGCTGGGAATGTTAGAGAGACTGACTGCCCACCAATTGCCGAGCTTTCGCCTAAGCCTTCAAACTCAAACGGGTAGTATTCATAACTTTTACTGTTATATGTAATCGTGGTGTTTACATAAAAATTTTGCAGAAGCTCTTGATCTGCTCCGCCATTTATGAAAATGCGAATGTACTGCGACTGAACTCTGTTGCTCATTTAGCGCACCCCCATGTAGCTGCGGCCTCCAAAACTACGGCTTGATGAACTCATAGCACTTGCTAAGTCTAAAAGACCTTTCTCAAATTGATCCACGCTTACAAAGTTACGACCCTCTTGCTGCATCACAGGCCCAGTCTGAATGTTAATTGGCCCAGTGTAGCCGCCATCCGCAAACCGAGGAATAGCAGCCGCTCCACGAGCCCCCATCAAATAATTCGTGGCGAACGCCGCTGCTTTCTTTTCTGGGACGACATACTCAGGCCCTTGCTCTCCTATTAGAGCCAACTGCGCTCCAGTGACATGACCGCCCTTGGCAAGCGCGGTTGGCCTTTTATTTGAGTTAACACGACGCTGCTCTTTGTCTAACGCGCTAACCAAGGCTTCAACGCTTCTAAAGCCTCCTCTGCCTATAACTCTTTTTTTAACTTCAGGGTCTATAGGCCCTTGCGTAGTGACTGTATGAGTGGTTTTTGCCCCGAGCGCAAATTTCTTTTCAAATTCAGATTTTTGCCTAACAGCAGCTGCAGCTTGCTGATGGTTTCTGGCAATTGCTGCGCTATGAACAGCACGTCTTGCCTCCAGTCGCTCTGACTCAATTGACTCTAATTTACCTTTAAGCAAGTTATTAGCGCTAATTTGCTGGAACTTCGCTATCTCTTTAGTCACCCCCAAGGTTGCATCAGCAGAAATTATCATCTGCTTAGAAATATCAAGCGCGACTTTTCTCTCTGCATTAATCCTAGCCAAAGCTTCTGCTCTTTTTTTAGTGTCTTCAATCTCTTGAGCCTGCAGATTTAGCATCTCTATTTGGAGCCTAATCCGTTGGACCTGGAACTCCACGCCTTGCCGCTCCACCTCGGCACGAGCGAGCATTTGTTTAATCTGTGCCTGCGTGTTCTTAAATTCAAGCCGTGCTTGTTTTTCTTTAACGTCAGCAATCTGATTAATTATTACTTTCTGAGTAGCAAAACCACCATTAAGCTTCTTAAGGCGGTCAAGGCTTCGAGTTAGTCGAGACTCAGTTAACTTAAGGAAACTCATTTCAGCGTCATTTCGAGCTTTTGCTACTGAAAATGCCTGATCAGCAGTTTTGGCCTGCATCCTAAAAACTTCAACCTGACCATTTAACGTTGTAATTTGCGCTTGGAGTTGTCCCTGAATCATTTTATGCTTCTGAATTTTTTCGTCTAAAAGTATTTTTGCTTGCTTATCAAGGTCAGCCTGCCTTTTCTTGGCCTCTATTTGGGCTCTAAGTTCAGCCCCCAATTTTAAGTTTTGAGCAGCGCGTTGTTCTGCACCTTGCCGTTCAAGCTTGATAATTTCTTCAGTCAGCCGAGCAAACTCTTCTGGGTCTCCGCCAAACAAAAATTGCATAAAAGTTTTGGGATGCCCAGAGAGCGACCCAGCGCGTGACTCCTGCCTGCGCTTAACCAGATCTTGAATTACAGGGTCTTTAGACTTTTCTGCCCGCCCTAAAAGCACAGCTCTATCTATATTTTCACCTACGTTGCCAGGAAGATTATTGAACGCTTCCGCAAGCACTGCGAGCATTTGCGTCAAAAGCTTTTGGAAACTATTTTGAACTTCAAGAGTAGAAGCAGAAAAATCTTTAAGCGCTTTTACGCCATCATCCCCAACCAGGCCAGCTAATTCTTCAGTAGCAATAGCAAAAGCTTTCTCTTCTTGCCCTAACTCTTTATAGCCTGCGATTACTTGTTCGAGAGGGCCACCTACACCTCCAAGTCTTTCGACAAGAGTTTCAAAGTCTGGGTTAAGAGGATCTAGCGCTCTGCCTAAATTCACCATTTTTTCGGCCAAAGCGTCAAACTGCATTCCAAGCGCTGATCCAACGACGCCCCCAAGAGGGCCAGCAAGCTCTCCCGCAAAGCCGCCTACGATTGATCCAGGGCCGCCGCCAAACAACGCCGGGAACGCCGCTCCAATCAATGCAGGCCCAAGGCGACCGCCTCCGCCGCCAGCCTGCGTCCTTCTCGAAGACCTCCTAGCCCTTCTTCGCCCACTTTGCTTAGGCATAGGCCCTATAGGACTTAAATGGTCCGTGCTAGAAACACCTTTTGGCAAGGCAGCCATAAGCTTCACTCGGTTTAAGGCGAGATTGAGCTTCTCCTGCTCCTTTGCGACAACTTTGGTCGCTCTCGCCTGTGCCATATATGCAACCTCTTGACGTTTTGCCGCTGCTGCTGCAGCATCCGTCCTCTGCAAAAAAGCAGCATTGTTTATCTCTAGCTGTGCTTTCCCAAGTCTCCTAGCTGCATTTTGAGCGATATTAAATGCAGACGCTTTACGCAGTGCAGCTTTTGCAGCAGCATCCGTCCGTCTTAAAAAATCTGCTGCTGTATCAGGCTCTGGCCCTATCGGGCTCGTGTGTGCGGTGGTAGAAACCCCAGTACCAGGGCGCAAATGCCGACCAACCATGCTCCCGCCAGGAGTCCGTGGAGGGGCAGCAGCAGCGTTGTATTTTTTTAGCTCTTGAGTGGCTAAACCTCTTTTCCTAATCTCTTCGTCAATTAATTTATTTTGACGCCTTTGAGCTGCATTCGCCGCACCAATGGCTGTTACATAATCTTTAACGGCTCTAGTCTCCTCCCGCGTTCCCATACTTGCTTTTTGCAAGCTATCTGACGCTATCTTTACGGCGTCAGAATATCTTTTAATTGACTGTACGCCTGACTTAAAAGCAGTATCAATCGCATTAACTTTTTCATTTAGGCCGGTTATTTGCTTCCTTAGCTTATCTAGCTCGGCAGTACCCTTTACGCCAATTTGGATCTCGGTCTTAAAAGCCACGGAGGTCCATTACGCCAATATCC